AATTTATATGGAGATGGATGGAAATGAGCATATGTACAGACATAGAATTAGATTTCACCAATTAGCAAATAGAAGAATGATACCATTAACAAGTACAAAATTTAGAAATTTCTTATTAAAATTAGTCAAAACACATCAAGTAGATACAGGAGCAACATATTATACTTCTTTTAAAATAATAAAAATTACAGAACCTGGAATTCAAGATTATTTAGATATGATGGATTTAAATGAAGAATTTGACGAATCAACATTAATTGAAGCATACAATAAAGCAACATTAGCAGCTGGACATGAATTTGATATTACTTCTTTACTTATACCATTAATAGCAGAAAGATCACCTCTCAAAGTAGAAAACTCCCAATACAATTATAAATTGAAAGTACAAGCAAAAGGAAAAACAGGATCATACTTCATCGACAACCCAGATTTCGGAGCAGTAAAAACCCAAAATTACATTACAAAGACTAACGGATATTATTTGATTAGAAAAACTGATGGAGGAGCAATAGACACAAGATTATTAAATAAGATGTCAATACAACAAATTAAAAATCAATGCGATGTAACATCATTAGACAACAACTTAATCAACAAAATCAATACTAGAATTTTAATGGCTGCAAAAGTAGATGGACAATTCATAAGAAGTTTGATAAATTTCATAAACAGAGATAAACCAGATTACACAATAGATATGATAATGTCATTAATTACATTATGCTTAAGTAAAACATTAACAATGGAAACCCAAATTAACCTTTTAAAAGACTCAGGAATAACAGAAATGATAAACGTATTCAAGAAAGACAATATTGAAAAAGTACCAATGTCAGCATGGAACGCTATATTTGCAGGACAATTTATGAAATACTTAAAAATCAAAATGACAACAGAATGGACAAACTGGCATGACACACAAAAGAACCTAGAAAAACCATTACAGGATTTTCAATAAGCCCCATACTTGAATTGGCAGGGCATACAAATCACGCCCATTTGTATGAACCTATATGTTTAGGGCAAAATATAGAAAAACATGCATCAGCACCTCTCTATCCACTAAATTCAACACATCCACACATTGATTATTGTCAAAAAGAAAATCTTAAAATATTTGACTTATCAAAAGAAATGACTAGATTAAAAGCAAAAGTATTATCAGATCACCCTAAAGCAGAAAATTGGTTAGATTATGTAAAAGTATCAGACATAAAAGACAATTGTAAACACAAGATAATGTACGAAAAGATATTAGCAACAGATGAAATAGATCAAAATCAAGATGTTATGATGTACAACGTGTGTAAACATACAATATTCGCGGCAGCAAAAAGACAAATGAAAATGGCACCAAAACCTGAACCATATGTAGCAGATGATTTCGTAAATTATGCAATAAATAAAATAGAAGAAAATGTAGGAGAATATTTAACTAACTTCGGATACAGTTATCAACAATGGTATGAACACAATAATGCAGCAAAACAAAAGAAAATAGATGAATACTATGATATGTTACAAAATAGATCAAAATATACAGAAAAACAAATCAAACAATTAGAATCAGAAGAATATGAAGGAATATGCAAAATTGAGTTACAACCAACCAATGGAAAACCAAGAATGGTATGTTCAATTCCGGTTAAAACAAAAGTAACAATGGGACCTGTAACATGGCAATTAGAAGAGATAATGGCTCACCACATGCCTGGATATTGCGGAAGTAAGAATAATCAACAAATGTCGGAAATGATAAATAAATTTATAGCACAAGGATTCACTAAGGTAGTTGAAGGAGATGGATCAGCATTTGACAACACACAAGATGTAACATTAAAAGAAATTGACAGATACCTATATAGAAGAGTAGAACCATATGTTTACCACGTACCAAAACAACAATTTCATAAAATATCACAAGAATTATATAAGCAAATGGCAGTAAATTACTTCACAGAAAAAGGGACTAAGAAGACCATGTTTAGATACAAAATATTAGGAAGCGTGTTTTCAGGGGATGCAGACACCACATTATGTAACACATTAAGAATGGCATTATACAATATGTACGTAAATGAAAAGGCAGGATTAAAATACGGAAAAGATTTTGTATTATTTTCAAAAGGAGATGATTTCACAGTACTTTACAAACCATACATATCAAATGATTTTATTAGACAGGCATACTACAAATATTTCTTAAAAGAAGCACCAACTACCTTTACAGTATATGGATTAGGACAAGTATTAAAAATGTTAGAATTTGGACAACCAGACTCAATAAGTTTTTGCTCACTCAAAGCTTTCTTTAGAGATCAAAATGAAGAGACAATAATATTAACAAGAGATATAAACAAATTTTTAAATATTACAAGATATTCAAGAAAAATAAAAACATTAACAGGCACTAAAAGAAAAGCATATTTGATACAACAGGCAAGAGCATTATTAGCATCTTATAAAGGAATAAAAATCTTTGACATGTTAGCAGAAGCATTTATGTTCGCAGCAAGTTTAGTGGATGAGAATACAAAAGATTTTACTATGGCAATCAATTACGCAACAGAAATACAAGGTATAATAAAGAACAAAATTTTAAAAGGAGATTTCAGATATGAAGATGAAAATACAATATTACTATATGGAATAAAATCAAGACAAAAATTTTATAAAATAGAAGGCGCATATTGGGAGACTATGAAGTACATACAAGAAATGGCTAATTATAATTTAACTCAAGAAGAAGCAGATTACATAAACAAACAAATAGAAAATATGATAGCAATAGAAATATTTAAGTCAAGTATGGGGCTAAATTCTGAACTTTATTACAAATGCAAAACAAAATTATTAAGCAACAATCAAAAACTATTAATCGACTTACTAGACAACTAAACAAGAATAAGAATAAAAATAAAAATAAAACAATAATAATACACAGGAACGTTAAACCAAACAAAGGAAATGGAAAACCCAAGAACAGAAAAATAGCAGCAGCAAATGTAAGAAACATGAACAGAGACTTCAAGATATTATACCAAGATGGAACAACAGTAAGAGTTACAGGAAGAGATTTGGTCTATAAAATACCAAGTAAATTGACATCAACTATAAACAACCAAATAATTACAGTAATACCAGCAAACCCATGTTATTGGCTAGGAACACGTATCGCAGCATTAGCACAAGGATATCAAAACTTTAGACCATTAAATATGAAATTTACATACATACCTCAAGTAGCAGTCACACAACAAGGAAACGTAATATGTGGAACATTATGGAATCAAGCACCATCAAATGAAAATATTCAACAAAGTTTGAGAACATCAAATGGAGGTATGCTATCACAATGTTATAAATCATTCACATCCGTTGTAAGAATGAAATCAAATTTACAGTTCAATTTATATAAAACAGCAGGAACATTTGACCAAGAATCAAATCCTTTTATATTCATGGCAATGGGAGTAGGAACCACAGATTCAGATGGAGATCAAATCACACCAGGATATTTTTATGTAACATGGTCATTTTTATTAAAGAATCCAATAGGAAACACCAATATTTACTATAATTCAGGAATTACAAGATGGAATGCTATAAAAGAAAACAATGAAGAAAACAGAACATTAGTATTTTTAACAGAGGGGGATGATGAAATACCTCAAGGAGCAATATTACAAATAGACACCGATGAAAACAATGAGAATTATGTCACATACAACGGATCACATTATGATATGTCAGAGGATGATGTAGTATGGTATTTTGCAAATTCATCTTTACAACAAGTACAAGCTTTAACAAAACAGGGACAAGGAGTATTATATTATCAACAAGTTACCACACCTGAACAAGAAGGAGAAAATTTTTCAGCACAAGTATACTTCAGGACCTCAGAAAATGAACCAGATTATTATTTCTTAAGTTATTACCCCCACAGAGTTACAGTCACAATACAACCAGGAAGAATTTACTATTTTATGGAAGGACAAGTGCAAGATTATATAGACCAAATCAGATATATGTACAGTGGTGTGTTACAAGGATATCAAGCCATAGCTGACGACGATGAGATAGGATTCCAGTTTAGAATACACAAAGCAGATGTTTATTTAGAGCACTTAGGAGATAGAACACAAAATAAAACAATAAGAAACAAAGCATTACAAGCAAAACACAATAAGAAAACTACAAAAGATCAAACAGACACAATATTAACACATTCCAATTCAGCAAAATGTATTAAACAAAAACAACAACAAAAGAAAATGGTTAAATCAAACTCAGACAAAAGTTATTACACAAATTTAGAGCCAATTTTTGAAAACTAGCCGAAATCAATGGACGGCGTTGCAGTGACAACACTATATATTAATTTTTAAATATTATTATATTATATTAAATATGAACCGCAAATAAAAATTTTAACCGCGGACCGTAGAAAGCAGAATATCAGCAGGCGAAAGCCAGGAACTCTGTAGACGCAGAGGCTCGACTCAACATGATGAAAACCTTGTAAATGCGTAGCTATAAGCACGTATAGGTGATAAAAACTATGTTTGGTTATCGGTAAGATGTGCGATTT